CGGGTTGATATGGTACAACCCTGAAAAAAAGTCCTTACTATACAAGAAAAAGCCCCCTCGCCGCGAAATAGAAATCAGCATTGATATGCTCTTATACATCATTTATAGTCGCCTTGAGGAAGATCGCATTCCGTTTTACTCAAGCAAAGCAGAATGCTTTCAGGATTGGGTGGATGGAAAAAAATCAAACCATGAGCTTGGAAAGTGTGTAAGTAGTAAGCTAGTGAGTACAATCCTTAAACTTGAGCGCGAACTTGAAGACATCCGCCGCTTTAGAGATGGCAAAATGAAAAACCATTACCAAGAAATATTGCAGGCATTGCATGATGCCGGGATGCCGAAATGGTATGGCGGTGGAAAGTTTGACAATGCAGCAGACTGGATAGCACAGGAGCTAAAGCGCGGTTACCCTGAAATACTTGATACAGTCAAAAGTCAAATGGAAGCAGTCGTAAGGCAAATTGATAATGAAAAAGCAAAGGAGCGTACAAAATGAGCTTAGAAAAATGCACAGTTAGCGGCAACATCCAAAAACTAGAAGTAGGTGCCGTGTTGTGGCACATGGAAGGACGCAGGCGACATGGTAAGATTTATTGGGCAGCAGTACCCAAATGTATCCAAATAAGTAATGAACGCGGATTCCTTTTTGACCAGTCAATGGTTGACGCAAAGCATGGACAGATATGGGGTAACATCGGCAAAAATTATTTCACGAGCCGAGACGAGTGCCTAACTAATTGGGGCGATAAGCCCTACGTTGAGGACGACATCCGTCCTGTGATAGAACAAGAGGATCCGGACCCGAAAGAGTACAGTAAACAGGTAATATGGCTTGGTAACCCTACAAGTACAGTCAATATACACATTGGATGCAGCAGAGAAATGTTTCCTACAAGTAATCTTGTATGGAACGTAGATTCAGACCTGGCAGAGTCGATGGGCGATGACGAAGGCGGCTACTGCTTGACACTTGATGAAATAGCTAGGCAAATCATCGAGTCTTACGGCAATACAATTATTGAGGTTCGCGTGGAAAGTCCACTAGATGGAGTTATTCATCAAACAGGCAATTGCAGTAATTTATGGCATCGACAAGGAGCCACAATAGGGTATGCGTAGTGACGACATCATGCGCATTCATGACCTACATGCTGACAATATGAGAAAACTAGGAGGAGCATGACACATGAATATTCCGTCAAATGTGCATGATGCAGGTCAGATTTCAACCATGGAGCGGGGCCTTACACTCTCTGAGAGAGCCCGTATTATTGAAATTGCACACGAAACAGAAGATGATACCGTTAAGGCGTGGGCTCTGCATACGTTGGAGCGTGCAAGGCATGTTGACGGTGGGATTCTTGTGATGGAGCCTATCGACGCAAGGAATAAACGATCAGGGGCGCATGCTAAGAATGCTTTTTGTATATGGCTTATGGGTGCACTATTAGGAACGTTTATTGCCTTTTTAGGACCTGGGATTTATATATTTGTAATGTTCGTGGTTTTAGCTATAGGTCTGATAATGCTATTGCTGAAACTGCTCCACTCCCTATCAGTAGACATCGGAAAAGGTATGATTGACATATTCAATATGGTTGCAGATAGGATACGGCGTAAATAAGACTATCTGAGGGAGGGGGAAACGCTATGTCCATGACTTTAGACGAGTTGGAGCAAATAGTATATATAAAGAGTGAAATCGCAATGATACACGAGCGCCTGAAAAAGGCTTCCGAGCATAAATATGTTTCTGACTCAGCAATGGATTATCGCTCAGGTTTTGGTGTGCCCATTTCAATTAGTGGTTATGCAATTCCCGATCAGAAAAAGGTTGCCAAAATTTTAGCCTTGTACAAGAAGCGAGTTGCCGCATTAGAGAAACTAGAGCTTGATGCCGAAGAGTATATAGATTCAATAGGCGACAGTAAAATGCGAACAATACTTACATTGCGCTTTCTTGAAGGGTTAGAATGGGATAAGGTCGCCAAAAAAATATATAAAAAAATGACCGGTGACGCTGCCCGGAAGGCAGTAAAGAAATTTTTCGAATCTGTGTAAAAGTCGTCCGTTAATTCCGTTAATTCCGCCCATTCTGTTTTTCAATGTGGTAGAATGGTATCAAGGTTCACTAGGCCAATGCGAACCCAACCAAAACCCGCGCCAATATGGTTGCGGGTTTTTTCTATGTGCACTCTGGAGTGCCGCGGCTTCTATCGCAACGGCACCCATTAACCTATGGGGCGCAAAGGCGGTATCAAACATGCGATTAGTTAGGGACTTTGTGCTGAGCACATCAGGCATATTTCTAGTAGTAGTCATATGGCAGATAGTTGGACATATCCACCAGAACCCCGCACTACCGACCCCTGGAAGGGTGCTAGTGACATTGTACGGCCTAATCCGAGATGGAACGCTAAACAGACATATCACGGCCAGCATAAATATAATATTTCGTGGCATCATCATTGCAACCTTCACCGGGTTTGCAATGGGACTGCTAATTTTTCAATACGCCCCCCTGCGGGCCGCGGCGCTACCGGTGATCGAAAGTATCCGAGGCGTCGCGGCCCTTACCCTTTTTCCGTGTCGCTGATAAAATACAACAAGTGCGGCATGTGTTGCGCTATCTGTTGTCCATATGGTACAATCCACGAATAATTTGTAAAAAAAGGGGATTTTATCATGCAAAAGAAAGTTAAGTGTATCGCACTTGCCTTGGTAATGCTTTTTGTTGTAGCCTTTGCGGTTGCATGTGGCGGAAGTGACGAAGCAACGCAACCAGCAGAAGAGTATTATGTTACCGAGCAGCCAGAAGCCACACCAGAGCCAACACCAGAACCTGCACCAGAGGTTGAAACTGAACCAGAACCCGAGCCATCCATAGGACACACTTTTGGTGATATAGTTGTTTTTGATGGGCTTGAGATTGTTTTCAGTAATGCTATCGAATGGACAGTGCTAGATAACCAATTTAGTGACCATGATGGCGCAGATGTAATTAGAATCCCGGTAACCATCACAAACATAAGTGACGAAACGCATGGTTTGAACATGTTCTTCTACTCAATGTTTGGTACCGCTGGCACACAGTTGGACGATGTTAGTGCATTCTTCATGGAGGATGACGCTGCCTGGTCTGGAGATATGCGCAGTGGAGCAACTCTAAATGCCTACATGCATTTCCTTTACGATGGTGATGGTGATTATTTTGTTGAGTTTAGTGAGGTATTTGGCCCCACGGTAGAAGTTAGGTTGCCAATTGTTCGGGGTGATGCGCAAACAACGAATGTAGACAACGAAACCGCATATACCTATGCACAAGATGATTCTGACCTGGAAAACCATGCTTTGGGTCGTGAGCTTATGGATGAGGTGTTTGCCAATATTGGATTGGGCGAAGCTTCAAGTGTCTATAGGGACTATGTTGAACTCACAAACGAGCTTGTTAATGCGCTGGGAATAAGCGTTGCGGAGTTTGGACTCCTTCTGCTGGAGGATTTTATACACTATCTTGACGGTGGGGAGCCATTGTTTATTGAGTTGTTTGATGCAATCACCAGGTAAACGTTGACTGTTTGCAGAAGCCACCCCGAGCGGGTGGTTTTTGCTTGTTACAAAAATATTTCATAATCACTTGACTTTTGTCGGGCATAATTATATATTTATGTCCGACAAAAATGAGGTGATAAATTGGTCAAGAAAAAGGGGCGTCCAACAGATAACCCCAAGGCGCACAAAATAACCATAAGGCTTGATGATGATGGCAAACAAATATTAGATATGTACTGCGATCAAAAGAGTGTGAGCCAAACAGAAGCAATACGGTGCGGTATAGGGAAGCTGAAAGACGACATAAAAAAAGAATAACCGCTTTCCCGTGGAAAGTAGAGCGGTTATTCCAGCCACAAGAGGTTTCCCTCGTTGCTAAATCCGATTATAGCACAGCGGAAGCCTCCTATCAATTACTGTTTCATTACATTGAAGGAGGATTTTTATGTTTGGTCAAGAACCAATAAAAACAGGAGTATATGTATTTGACTGCATTAACCACGATATTGATAGGATAGCGCGTCTGATGCACATTGGGTACAGTAAAGTAAGCAGTATTGTGTCTCGTCACAAAAGAGCAGGCATCATGAATCGGAAGCGTAGCGAAGGCGGGAATGAGCTAACCCCAATTAGTTGCGAAAAAGATTTCACTGATATTCTTGATAAAGTGGGGTTCGTTAAGGGAATCCCCGTGCGCGAATGCCATCTATATCTCGTTATCTGCGAGTTGCCTAAGAAGCTTGGCTTTAGTATTGATGAAGCGCGAAAGTATTCAGGTTATCTTTTTGATGAAATCCCTGCGCAGGCGCAAGCACGTGAAGAAGCTGGTGAAATCAATAGTGATAGTGAACAAGCTCGCACGCAAGAAGAATCACTCTTACTGAAATCATTAGGCCAATACGCCATTTAGCTTTGCGGTGATGTTGAATCTGCACGGGATATAGCCGCACTTCTTCCAGATTTCGTTAAGGCCTTGCAGGCGCTGGCTATTTACAAATACAGCACTTTTGATGTGCGCACAATAACAATAGATGGAGAGCCCTGGTTTGTGCTCAAGGATGTTTGCAATGTGCTGGGTATCGCCAAACCAGAAAATGTTTCGGCTAGATTGGACGAGGACGAAAAGGGTACCTGTCAAATGGGTACCCCTGGTGGAAACCAAACAATGACCATAATCAACGAACCAGGCCTATACAACGTCATCCTACGTTCCGACAAGCCAGAAGCCAAACCATTCAAACGCTGGGTCACACACGAAGTCCTACCATCAATCCGCAAGCACGGCGGCTATCTAACAGACACCCTTGTAAACACCGCTGCCCTATCCCCAGAGCTTCAAATGTTCAAAAGCATATTCGATGCAGTAGCCAAGACTCAGCTCGAACAGGCCGAAGTCAAAAAACAACTCGTCCTAACCACAGAGAAAGTTGAAGCCCAGCAAACAGTTATAGCCAATATAAAAGAGGCTATTGTAGAGCGTGATGACGACTGGCGCAAGTGGATCAACAATATGTTTAACAAAGCCGTTATGCATACGCATAGTAAAAATTATCAGGTGATACGTTCTGAAACATATGAAATACTTGAGCAACGGGCGCACTGTGACCTAGGCCGTAGGCTAAGCAACCTCAAAAGCCGCCTAGAAGAGTCAGGAGCCACGAAAACAAGTATTAAGAACACGACAAAGTTAGATGTAATAGAGGCTGATGTAAAACTCAAGGAAATTTATACCTCTATCATCAAAGAGTTTGCTGTAAGATATGTCGCATAAACAAATATAGCTATAAAGCTACTATCCACAAGCCACCTTTTGCACAGGGTGGCTTTTTGGTGCGATGGCTACAGCAATGCGGAGATAGTCACAAAGTACTAGAGCGGAGGGATATGTATGCACCAAGTTATTAATACAAAACAAGTAGCAGGAGCGCAACACGTAGAGTACTTTATCGAAAGTGCAGACGACTTAGCAAACCTTCCTCAAGAACCTTCTCGCATATGCTGTTTGGGTAGTGTGGCGTATACCCCTCAGTTTGATATTTACTTTATGATGTCTAGTGGGTGGGAGGAGAGTAGTTAGTGAGCATTTTAGCAATAGGTATGGCTAAAAAGATTGCTTCTGGGATTCCAGGAGTGCCAGGGCCACAAGGAGTACAAGGCGAACAAGGCCCTCCCGGACAGCAAGGTGAGTCGGGCACTGAAGGACCGCAAGGCATCCAAGGGGTAGCTGGTACAACTGGCACGATCGTTGGCTCTTATGACACATTTGATGAACTAGTTGCCAATCAGCCAACGGGGATACGTGGCGACCTGTACTACGTTAGTCCAAGTGTATATGCGTGGGATGATGTGCGTGGCGTGTGGTTTAGCCTAGGTGACATTCAAGGCCCACAGGGAATACAGGGCGAACCAGGGCAACAAGGCTCGCAAGGGGAACAAGGCGTACAGGGCATCCAAGGCCCACAAGGCTTGCAGGGACAGCAAGGGGAGAAAGGTGACAAGGGCGACACTGGCCCCCCAGGACCATCGGGCGTAGTTTCCCTTGAAGAAGGTGGAGAAGCAATTGCTTTTCGTTCAGATGGATATCTTTTTAGAATAACCCGCGCAGTTAACTTAAATATAGCCCCAGGTGCGAGTTCAAATCTGCTACAAGGGTTTTCGTTTCCCGCAAATGTAGAGCGTACAGCAAATACCACTGCCGATGACTGGGGTGTTACAACAAGTGGGGCGCTAGTGTTCAATGCCATTGATGGCTATGTTGCTCTCACGATAGATGTTCGTTTATCTGGCACAATAGCAGGAGTTGGCCCTGGAAGCCTAAGTGAATTTAGTGTTTCTTTGGTGCGTCCAGTTGCAGGTGTTGATACAACAGCTGCAGAGCGTGGTGTTACCAATATGGGCACACTAAACTCAAAAAGCATATGCTTTGAGAGCTATACACTTAACACTGATGACCCTTTCATCACTGATGGGGTGCGCGTAATATTAAACAATACAAGCGCAAGTGCAATTAACATAACAGGTATAACGGTGCTAATTAAAGGAACTAAGCATTAGCGCATTAATTTCCATTTCCGAGGGAGGCCCAACTATGCAAAAGCTAGATCGTATGATTTCAGCAGGAATATTTGACATGCTAAAAGGCGAAGCCGACGCCAGGCGGGAGTATGAGCAGTTCTTGGCCAGTTCTCCTGGGCTACTTGCTGAGGATGTTGCTGCTATACAAGAAATCCAAGCCGATGAAGCTAACCATATGCTAGTGCTCCAGGCCATGGCTAAAAAGTATGACGGAAGAATATCTGCCTCTTCTGACGGCGCTCTAGAGGCAATCTCTGAAATAACAGTTGGTATCGGGGCAAAATCTTAGTCCCCAAAGCACAACCAAGAAGCAGGTGAGGTGATGCCAAGACCACGTAGTCCAGAACGAGATAAATCGTATGAGATATATAAAAGTCACAACGGTAATATTGAAAACCGTCGTATTGCTGAGCTGGTAAACAAGGATGAACGACTCATAGCCAAGTGGAAGCATGAAGACGCGTGGGTTCAGAAGCTTAAAAAAAACAAAGGTGTACACCTTTCAGCAAATAGTGTACACCAAACTTCGAAAAGGAATACGCAGAAAGCATCTGCAAAAAAAACTTCAAACATTGCTCCAAAAAAACGCGTAACAAAAACGAAGCCTCTCCCGTCTGGTGTTGCAAATACAGAAACGAAGTCGCCGCATCCACAAGCGCGTCCCGGCAACAAAAACGCCGTAGGCAACCGTGGTGGCAAAGGTGCCCCACCACAAAATAAGCAAGCACTAAAGACTGGCGAATATGAGGCAGTCTTTTTTAATGGAATCGTAGACGAAGACGAACTATCACTATTGGAAGTTGAATTTGACAAGTACACCCTACAATTCCAATTAATAAAAACACTCACTATCCGTGAGCGGCGCATCATGATGCGTATCCAGGAGCTAAAGACTACCCCTGGTGGAATGGTCTTCGCTAGTGTTACCAAGCAGAAAAGCACCAGTAAAATTGCACATCATAATGACAGCGACGGAAAGCAGGATACAACAGACATAAGGCCAACACTTGACACAACATCCCATGTAGCGCAGCCCATATTAATCCGCGTCATGGAATTGGAAGACGCACTAACCAGAGTGCAGGGACGCAAGCAAGCCGCAATAAACCAGTTGCACAAAATGCAAATGGATGACGACACCGGCGAGAGGTCACCCGTTGAAATAGCAGAAGCCATCCATACCCTGATAGGTGTCATGAGCAAGCCAGTCCCTAATCGTAGCTTGCCACAAGAAGAAGGTGCGGAATGAACGTCCTCGCGCCATTTACCCAACGGCAACACGATTATATAGCTCGCACTTTTACTTCATGGTTTAACGTAGCAGAAGGAGGGAAACGCGGCGGGAAAAACGTTCTTGAGATATTCGCCTTCTGCTTAGCTTTGGAAACCCACCCAAATAAGTTGCACCTGGTCGCGGGATATTCTGTGGCTAATGCAAAGCTCAATGTCTTTGACTGTGATGGCTTCGGTATCCTCAATTACTTTGAAGGACGTTGCCGAGAGGGTAAATATAAAACCCGCGATTGCCTTTTTGTAAAGACCATGACAGGGGAAGAAAAAGTAATCCTTGTTTCTGGTGGCGGCAAAGATGGCGATGAAAAGTCAATCAAGGGAAACACGTATGGTATGGCCCTGGTAACAGAGGCCAATGAGTGTACCTTGAAATTCTTGAGGGAAGTCTTTGACCGTACCGCCTCTAGTAAAAAACGCAAGGTATTCCATGACTTTAACCCTAAGCCAGAAGGACACTGGTACTACAAGGATATACTAAATTTCCATGTGAAGAAGAAGGCCAAAAACCCCAAATACGGTTTTAACTATGGGCACTTCACACTGATGGACAACATGAGCTTATCCGATGAGCAAATACGCGAAATCATATCAACTTATGACACAAGAAGTGTATGGTATAAGCGCGACATCCTTGGCCAGCGTAAGCAAGCAGAAGGATTGATATACGGCTCGTTTATTCCCGATGTCCATATCTATCCAAATGCAGAACTCAAAAGTGTGACGGCGTCTGGCCGACCATACATTGCAGTGGATTATGGCACAGTAAACCCCATGGTATACCTTGATATATGGGATACCGACGAAGCGATATATGTTCGCAGAGAGTACTTCTACGATAGTCAAAGCGATGAGAATCAAGGAAAGCAAAAAACAGACGGCGAATATGGTGCCGATTTTGATGACTTTGTCGGAAACGAGTACCCACACTTTGTAATCGTAGACCCGTCTGCCGCTAGCTTCATAGAAGAATTGACGCGAAGAAGATACCGCAATATGGATGCTGATAATTCTGTTAGCGATGGTATTCGCAAGGTAGCGTCACTTTTTTACCAGAAAAAAATATATATTCACGAGTCGTGTGTGAATACGATTCGTGAGCTAGGCTCATATATCTGGGATGAAAAGGCGAAGCAACGTGGGGAGGAAATCCCGCTAAAGAAAGACGACCACTGCATGGATGCCCTGCGGTATTTCTGCCAAACAATGGTCAATCGTTGGAGGTTGTAGTATGGCGAAAAGTAGGCAAGGGGGAAGAAAGCGTTACAGCCCTAAGGCTAATGAGCAGCAACCATCACAGAGCAACGGCCTTGAGGCGTGGGTGCCAAATGCAGAGAAATTATTCTCAACAAAGCGCAATGACTCTATAAATGGCCAGCAGTCAAATAATCCCTTCTTGGCAGGGTTATTCCCTCAAGAAGATTTCCCTGTTTTTTTGATGGATGGATTTACAAATCCGCTAGCCCGATTAGGGGACGGTAGCACCAATATAACGGAAGCTACTGACTATGTAATGAGCCGTATAACCCGCAACTACAACCTTATGACAACGCTGTACCGTACACATCCAATAGTGAAGCATATAATTGACGTAATCCCAGAGGATATGGTCAAGAACTGGTATCGCATAAATTCGCAACTTGACCTGACAAACAAGCGTAAGCTAACACGCTTAGAGCGTTCAACCAAAATCCGCTCTAAAATTTTAGAGGGAATGAAGTGGGGACGTCTATATGGAGGTGCCGCTGGCGTAATAGTGATTGATGGGCACGACGACATACTAGATGAACCACTAGCCTTGGATATGGTAATGCCTGATAGCTTTAAGGGCCTGATAATCCTAGACCGGTGGAGTGGCATTTTCCCTGGGGTAGAAACCGTTGATGACTATAACGACCCTGATTTTGGACTACCCGAATACTACACTATTAATTCCGACGAAATTGGGGGCAATGGCATAAGAGTACACCATAGCCGAATAGTGCGATTTGTAGGTCGTCACCTGCCATATATCGAGCGTATAGCCGAACAGTACTGGGGCGCATCGGATCTGGAGCATGTGTTTGATGTGATAAAAAAGTACGATAACACGGGATACAACATTGCATCGCTGGTCTTTCGTGCAAACCTTAATGTTTACAAAATGAAAGGTATGGAGCAGATTGCTGTTATGCCAGAGATGGCGCAAAGAGACCTTCATAAGACTCTTGCTGCGCTTAACGTTATGATGAACAACCAGGGTATGCAGGTAATAGGGCCCAGCGATGAGATGATGCAGCTACAATACACATTCTCTGGCCTTCCAGATGTATATGAAATGTTTATGCTAGACGTTGCTGGAGCGGTAAAGATTCCTGCTACCAAGCTCTTCGGTCGTTCTCCTGCCGGCATGAACGCTACCGGGGAATCGGATATGCAAAATTACTACGATTCCATCGAAGAGGAACAAGAAGGGCGTCTTAGGCCAATCATGGATGTGCTGCTACCTATAATGTGTATGAGCGCATTCGGCGCCATTCCTGACGACTTGGATTATGATTTTGTTAATGTCCGCCGCCCATCCGAAAGCGAGAAGAAGAGTTTAGCCGCACAGGTTAGCCAAGCTGTAGCTAGTGCATACGGCGCAGGCATAATCAGTCAGCAAATTGCCATGCAAGAGCTAAAGAACTCTACTGAAATTACAGGAATGTGGCAAAGCATATCGGATGACGATATTGAAAAAGCCGATAGCACGCTTGACGGTAGCGGCTATATGCCGATGCCCCCTGCAATATTAGCCCCCACTGCACCCGATGAACCACCCGAAGACAGTGAAGATGGCAGCCGTATTAAAAATATGATACACCAGATATATAACAAAGCGAGGGGAAGATAGCGAAATGAAGAAAACGGTTGTATTTGATTTTGATGGAGTAATCCATTCATACACCAGCGGATGGCAGGGAGTTTCGGTATGCAACGACCCTCCAGTATTGGGCATTAAGGAAGCTATAGACGAAATACGGCAAGCGGGATACGAGGTTGTCGTTGTATCAAGCCGGTGTGCTGACGATGCAGGGATGCACGCCATTGACGCATATCTGCGAATGCACGATATTGAAGTTGACAGGATACTCGATACTAAGCCACCCGCTATTGTCTACATTGACGATAGGGCCATTTGTTTCGACGGCAACCCAAGTGCATTGCTTGGTAAAATACAGAATTTTTGCCCATGGAACACAGGAGATAGGGCGCCTGGCGCCAACTTCTAGGGTGTGATTATATGGTAAGGCGTTCACCAACTACAGCTTGGGGCATAGCGCGTCGCATTGAGGATAACTATGCTAGGCAACTGCAAATTCTCACCAACACAATTGGGCATCGATTGCGAAGTGCGCTCACCATAGACGACGTACAACGATTGCTAATGGTAATTGCAAACGACCCAGAGTTTAACGCTTACTGCGAAGCCTTGGCCACTAACATGGCAAACCGTGTAGCAGAGGCATCAAGCGGAAATTGGCGAAGAGCCGCAATGCAAAATGCCAGCCGACGAGGGCGGATAATATTCGAAGGGCTTCAGGCCCCCCTTTCCGATGCACCACTTGGGCTTACGGTCCAAGACATCATTCTCGAAAATTCTGCTTTGATTAAAACAATACCCAACGAGTTAAATGCCCAACTCGCATCTATTATGGCCAAAGAATCTGCTGTATCAGGGGTGCGCCATGAATCATTGACCAGAGATATACTAGGTCAATTCTTTGATGGACTTGAAGACAACGAGTATATTGCACGGCGTATTGCCAGGACAGAAACAGGCAAAGCACATATGGCATTAACCCAAGCCCGTGCACAATCATTAGGGCTTAACTGGTATGTCTGGCAGACAGCGCAGGACGGTAAAAGAGTGCGAGATGCACATAGGCATATGCAGGGAGTGCTAGTAAACTGGAATAATCCACCCGACCCAGAAGCACTAATAGGCTCATTTAACCCTCCTGGTCCGTACCATGCCGGGTGCATTTGGAATTGCAGATGCTTTGCAGAACCCATCATCGACCCAGACTGGATAGACTTCCCGCGTAAGATATTCTTGAGCGGTACTATCCAAAGCATTACACTTTCAGGTTTCAAAAAAATCGTCGCATAGCCGCCCTAATATTGGGCGGTTTTGTTTTGTAAAGGAGGGGCTTGCTTGTCCCAACTACGTTACTACGCCAGTAAGATATCCCCTAATATGGCGCGCACGCCAGAAGGCTACCTGCTGTGTCAAAACGTGCCCATAGCCCGTACGGGTCAACAAGAATAT